AACGCGGAAGACAAGAAGATCGTGAACACCATCGACATCTACGAAGGCGACTTCGGCATCCTGGCCCTCCACGTTTCCACCTACCTCGCCAATGGCGCGGCCGCAGCGGTCTCCGCTGCCCGTGGCTACGTGCTCGACATGGATCTCGTCTCTATCGGATTCAACCGCAAGCCCCGCATGGAAGAGCTTGAAGACCGTGGCGGTGGCCGCCGTGGCTTCTGCGACGCCATCTTCGGCGTAGCGGTCTCGAACCCCTCGGTCCTCGGAAAATTCGCAGCGACCACATAATCCCACCCCCCAGCCCTTGCCGGTGGCCGTCTCGACGATGGCCCCCGGCAAACGGGGCAGGGGATTTATTTTATGGAAATCCTCAGAGAAGCACTCAGCGACATACCCGGCGAAGTGGCCGAAGGAGCCAAAAACGAACTCTTCGCCCAATGGAACTCCCAGGCTGTGCAGGCCGACGCCCGCCAGCACATCATCGCTGCCGACCATGCCAAGCAAGACCTCCGCTCGATTGAGGGCGTAGGCGCTTTGACGCTTTCCGTGGACCCACAGATCTACCACTTCTGGAACTGGAAAGTCCCCGGTTGCTGGAACGATCCCGATTTCATTGCCTGGTTCAAACGCAACTTCCCCCAATGCACCGTGCGGTGCGGTGGCACAGGCAAGACCATGATTCTCATGCCGGGCCTCAAAGCAGCATGATTCCAATTTTCACATTGCAGGCGAGAGAAACGGCAACTCGCAAGGCCCATACCCTTGAGAACACGGTTCAATTCCGTGGCCTGCTACCACATTTTGCCAGCTTACGCATTGCGGCGGGGTTATGTTTTTCCCTGGTCATTCATTACGCGCAGGCCGTAACCGCATCAAAAGCGGCCTCTGGCAACTCTTTCTCCACATGACCGAAGACGACGAGCCAGACCGCGACACGAAGTATTGGGTGGGCGAGCTCACGCAAGCCGCCACCGATGGCAGTTGGTTCTCCAGCGTCCGCAGCCAGAACTACGACACCCGCATGTCGCTCTGGGACGGCCAGTCCTCGGACGGTCGCAAGTGGGCCAGCAACTACGGCAAAAATGTTTTCCCCTGGGAAGGCGCTGCCGACAGCCGCATCCGCCTTGCCGATCTGGTTTGCAACCGCGAGACCCAGCTTTGCCTCACCTCTACCTTCGCCGCCCGCCTGCAAATGATGCCGGTGGAGTCCACCGACGCCATGTCCCGCACCGCCGCCGAGTCTGTGCTGAAGTGGATGCTCTTCACGCACTGCGCCTCCGACCTCCGGCGCGAACTCGAACTCGCCCTCAACATCCGCGCCACCTACGGCCTCGCCATCATGGGCGTGTTTTGGAAAACGACAACGCGCATCGAGGAGAAATCCGTCAGCCTCGAAGACATCATCCTCATGGCCCAAGAGGCAGGCGACCCAAACTCGCCGCTCGCCATGCTCATCGGCGCAATCCTCGATCCACTCCAAGAGGAAGTGGCTATCGAGATGGCCGAGCAATTTGCCCCCGGCACCGGCGCCGCCGCCAATATCCGCAAGCTCCGCGAAGGCGGCACGGTGGAATACACCGAGCCATACATTTTTGAGAGCAAGCCCGAGTGGACGGCGTTGGAGCCATTCAACGACATCATTTTCCCCACTGCCACCTACGACCTGCAACGCGCCCCCTGGATCGCCCGGCGCGAGATGGTGACTTGCGAGGAGCTGGAGGAACGCACGCTTACCGAAGGCTACCCCCAGGAGTTTTACGAGAAGGCCGAGAACTACAAAGGCGCAAGCCTCTGGCCCGTCTATTCGCAGCAGAACCACAACCGCCGCGATAGCATCCTCTGGCAAGACCACCGTGACCTGGTGGAAATCTGGCATGTTTACAGCAAGGAGACCGACGAGAAGACCGGCGCGACAAAGGTCATGTGCCGCGTCATGCACCCGAATGTGGACATCTTCGCCAAGGAGGAAATATCCCCTTACACGCATGGCGAATATCCCTTCATCGAGCTACCCCGCGAGCGCGTGAGCCGGTGCATACTGGAAGCCCGTGGCATCCCTGAGCTTGTCTCAACCATGCAGGCGGAGATCAAGACCCAGCGCGACTACCGCACCGACCGCGCCGGAATTGCCATCCTCCCGCCGATGCGTGTGCCTGCCAACCGTGGCAAGCTGGACATCATCCTCGGCCCAGCCGTGCAAATCCCCGAACGCAGACCGAATGAGTTTGGCTGGATGCAGCCGCCGCCCTTTGACCAGGGAACCATCGAGATCGAACGCGCCGTGCGCCGCGATGTGAATGAATACTTCGGCATGGCAGGCGAGGGAGTGGACCCCAACTACGTCGCCTTGGTCACACAGCACACGGTGGACCGCTGGCTACGCGACTTCAAAGCCATCATCACCCAGACCTACCAGCTCATGCAGCAATACATGCTGCCGGTGCAAATCCTGCGCGTTTCCGGCGGGCAGTCGATTCCTTTTGAAGCCGACCGCGAAAGCATCCAAGGCAAGTTTGACCTCATGGTGGATTGGGATTCCCGAAACCTCGACGCCGAAGCGCTTGGGGTGAAGTTGAAATATATCTCCGAGGCCATCGTGCCAATGGATGTCGCCGGTGTCATCGACCGCGCCGGGCTTGTGAAATTCATCATGGCCGCCGTGGATCCCAATCTTGCCGACCTGTTGGTGCGCGACCCCGGACCCGCCGCCGCTATCGAAGCCAACGAAGAACAACTGGCCTACACGAAGATTGCCGCAGGCACCGAACCGGAATTGCCAGGCGAAGGCCAAAACCACCAGCTTCGCGCCCAAGTCCTGCAAGGCATCATCCAGGCCAACCCCGCCGTGCAGCAGCGCTACCAGCAGGATGAGATTTTCCGCAACATGATCGACGCCCGCATGAAGGGTTTCAATTTCCAGATGCAGCAACAACAAAACGCGCAGATCGGCCGCCAAGGCACCCTGCCCGCGTTGCAACAAGGGGCCGCGCAATGAAGACGACTCCCTACCGCACAATCCGCGATGGAGTGATTCAGCGCATGGGCATCGACCCCGCGCAGAGTTTGCTGCCTTCGCAGGCATCGGCCATTGCCGAGTATGCGACGACCGCTGCCGCGCTGGCTTGGGGATTTTATGATTGGCCCGACACCACGCAGATCGAGCAGAGAGCGGTGGTGGCAGGGAGTATTGCGCTCTACCAAACTGGCCTCACGCCGATTGGCGATGTCTCGGCCGTGTATGCTTCGGACCCCGCCGCCACGGGCATCGCCGATGAGCTGGAATTTGTTGTGACGGACAACGCCCTCACGATCACAGACGCGGCTTACACGACCGGCGATGTGTATGTGTTCTTTGCCCTGCCTGTTCCCCGGTTTACCGACACAGCTTTTAGCTCCGGCACGACTTATGCCAAGGGCGACTTGGTTTATTACAACACGACCGGCGACTGCTACGAGGCGATCCAGGCCACGACCGGCAACCTCCCGACAGATACCACCTTCTGGCTCCGCCACCGCATCCCGACTTTCCTAGCGGACTACATCAAATTTTACGCCGTGGCCGAGACGCTGGCGGAAGACGGGCAATACGACAAGAGCCAATTCCAATTCGTCCGCGCCGAAGGCGTCTTGATGCAGCGCATGGACGACGCCTGGCTGCGCCGAGGCGAGGTTCGCCGCTACTCCGCCACCTTCCAATAACCCCCACTTGACAACCCCTACCTATAATTAAACCATGAACTCCCCCACATCCCTCATTGCTGGCCGCGACGCGTCCGGCATCGTGCGTCCAGTCGCTGTCACCTCCGATGGCAAACTTGATGTCGGCCTGGCCTTTTCCGGCACGGTCTCAATCGGCACGGTCTCCATTGACCAAACGACCGCTGGCACGACCAACGGCGTCGTGGTGAAATCCTCCACGCTTCCCACCGGCGCTGCCACGGAAACGACCTCGGCCGCGATCCTGGCCAAGATCATCGCCGCTCCTGCCACGGAAGCCGCTCAAACCACGCAGACCACACGCCTGACCAGCCTCGACGGCAAGGTGACGGCTTGCAATACCGGCGCGGTGGTTGTCTCCAGCTCCGCCCTTCCTTCCGGCGCTGCCACGGCAGCCAAGCAACCTGCCCTGGGCACGGCTGGCACGCCAAGCGCAGATGTCCTCACCGTGCAAGGCTCCGCTTCTGGCACGCCCCTGCCGGTGACGCCAAGCGCCGTTCTGCTGGGCAACAGCACAGCCTACGAGAGCGGGCGCGTATTCAAGAACTCGGCTGGCACGCTCTATTCCATCTCGGGCTACAACTCGGGGCCTGCACAATTCATCCACCTCTTCAACTCAGCCACAATTCCCGCCGATGGCACCGCGCCGGTGATGGTGCTGGCCGTTCCAGCGCAGACGACTTTTTCCTTCAACGC